GAGTAGAAGAGTAATTCAAAAGAAAACAATTGATGATACTTGGAATAAGATATCAAAAGGTTATAACTTTGTAATAGCAAAATACAAAGATGATATAAAAGATTATGATATATTTTCAGTTGAAAAAATTAATGAATTATTTAGTACAGAAAAAGATGAACAGGAATCTACAATAATAAAAGAAGATGAGATTAAAATAAAAGAAGTAATATTACAGGAAAATCAAATAAGAAATGAGAGTGAAATAATAGCACTTGTTTTATATGGAATTAAAGTTCGTTTTGAATATAAATGTATGGAAGTAGAATCTTTTATAGAAACAAATAAGCCACTAACTATTAAAGAAATCAAACAAGAGATAATAAAAAGAAGTTGTGGTAAACAAGATTATGTTAAAGAAGATATGTAGATGTGGCAAAGTAATACCTTATAGTAAAAAGGTATGTGATGAATGCAGAGCCAAGAGAGATAGAAAGAAAACAGAATATTAAATACTATAAGCAAACTACTTATGAAAGAGATAATAAATACAATAAGTTTTATAAAAGTAAGGAGTGGAATAAAGTAAGACAGCTAGCAATAGTAAGGGATCATGCACTATGTAAAGACTGCTTAGATAAGAATACTATAACTCCATACAATACAGTTCATCATATAAAACCAATTAAAGAAGATTGGTCAAAGCGATTAGAATTGAAATATAAATTTAAAAGGTGGAATAAAAAAAGGAATAAAATATGAATAATTATATAGACAATATATGCAATAATGAGTATGTAGAGATTATGCATTGAGTGTGACTTCTATGAACATGGACAAGTCCTCCTATAATGATATTTGTAAAGCATCTAGTGTAAAAGCTAGGTGCTTTTGCTTTATACATAAAGCTTTAGTAGTATATTATTCAATCAAATAAGGGGGTGGTGTAATGCATGAGGAGTAATAAAGTAACTACACAATATAAGCTATGTAGCAGATGCAAGAAGCTAATACCCTTACAGAGAAAGACAGCGTTATGTAATGAGTGCTTTAAAAAGGAAAGGATAAACTATATAAATACTTATGGAATATCCAATAGAAAAAGAGAAGCAGATAAAATTTATAATGACAATAGATATAAGAAGGCTAGGACTGAATGCAGGCGTAGAGCTAATGGACTGTGTGAAGTATGTTATCACTTCGGCCATAGAAAGCTAGGCCAACAAGCACACCACATCATTAAAGTATTAAAAGGCGATGATACTACTCACTATGATGTAGACAATTTGGTATTTGTATGTGAACATGGACAGAGATAGACTTATAGAGTATTTAGAGGAAGGAAAAAGGTAGGGGGGTATATGTTTTTTTTTAGGAGCTACCCTAACAGTAAAAAAGCCCTAAACAATTAGGACAAAAATTCCCTAATGAACTTTTTTTGAAAGGAGGAGATTAAATTGAGAGCACCGAAACCAGTTTCTTTAATTTCTAAAAACCTCACGAAAGAAGAAAAATCAACGCGTGAGGAGAATGAAAAAAGATTAAAAGGTAATGCGAAAAAAGTTTATAGAGTTCCCAAAAAATTACCTTTACCAGTTGCAAAAATATATAAAGAGCTAGTAAATCAATTAAAAGAAGCAGATATTTTAAGTGATTTAGATATAGAATTACTCATAACAACAGCTAATGCAATTCATAGGATGAATGAAGCTAGAAAACATATAGAAGAGTTTGGAGCTGTAATTACAACTTATAATGAAAATGGTTATATTGAGGCAATGAAGAAAAATCCTAGTATTCAAATAGAAAAGGATTATCAAGCTATTTTTCATACTGGTTGCTTACAACTTGGACTTTCTCCATCAGCAAGAGCAAAACTTTCAATAATGAAAATAGAAAAGCAGGAAGGTGAATCCAAGGAGGATAAACTCTTTGGTTAACTATGAATCTATAGAGGAAACGAAAAGTTATTGGTATGCATGGAATGTTGTAGAGGGGAATATTGTAGCTTGCAAGGATTGTATTAATGCTTGTACAAGATTTTTAAAAGACATTGAAGCAGCAGAAAATTCAGACTATCCATTTTACTTTGATTTAGAGGTTGCTTCTAGGTTAGAAAATGGGGCTAGTTGCCTAAACTTTACAAGTGGTGCAAGAGCCAAAGAGCCGGTAGAGTTAGCACCACCACAGGCATTCGTATTCGATAATTTATATGCTTGGAGATTTAAAGATAATCCTAAAAAGAGAAGATTTAGAACGAGCATGATTATGAAGGCTAGAAAAAATGCCAAAAGTTTTGATATGGCACTAATATCAATATTTAGTATGAATGATGAAGAAGAAGCAGAAGTGGTAAGTGTAGCCAGCAAGAAAGATCAAGCTAAAATAAGTTTTAAACAATGCCGTAGATTAATTGCTTCTAATCCAAAACTGGCCAAAAAGTTTAAATTAAATAGGAATGAAATAAGGCTCATTAAAAATGAGTCTACTTTTATACCCTTAGCAAGTGAAGAAAAAACCCTTGATGGTATTTCTCCAAGCGTTGGAATTATTGACGAGGCTTTTGTTGTACCAGAAGGGGTAAGAAGTTCTATTGCTTCGGGTACAGGAGCAAGATTATCACCTTTAATTGTTAGTATAAGTACAAGCTACGATGTAAAAATGATAGGTAACTGGGCTTATGATGAAATGGAATATACTAAAAAAGTTAATTCTGGAGAGCTAGATAATGAAAGACATTGGGGTGTTATATATCAACTAGATAGTGAAGAAGAATATAACAATCCAGCAATGTGGGAAAAGGCTAATCCACTTATACCTTATTCCCCAATACTCATGGAGGATTTACAAGAAAGTTTTAAAAAATCTATAGGTAATTTAGCATTAACTAGAGACTTTAAAATTAAAAGAATGAATTTAATTTTATCAGCTAGTAGTTTAGATAAATACATTAGCTTACCAGCTTGGGAGAGAAATACATACCCAGCTATAGATACTAGAGGGAAATATGCTTTTTACGGACTAGATTTATCTATAAATACGGATTTATGTGCGGTATCTAAGGTAACTTATTGCGAGGAAACAGATACTTACGAAGTAAAAGCTCATGCATTTTTACCAAGAGCAAGAATTGAGGAGCTAGAGATGACATGAAATATAGGCTTTATGCAGATGAAGGATATATAGATTTAATAGACGGTGAAGTAATTGACAATGACTATATCTATGAATGGATTAAAAGAGATAGTGAGTTAAGTGAAACGCCTATAGCAATGATATGCTATGACCCCTATAACTCTGATGAAATAATGGAATGGTGTAAGTTAGATGGTATTCCAACGGTTCAAATTTTCCAAGGTATGAGAATGCTATCGGGAGTTACTAAAACATTTAGAACTTTTGTTTACAAAGGTAAAATAATTAATCATTTCAACCCTATTTTAACTTGGTGTGTTTCAAATGCTATTACCACAAAAGATAAATTTAACAATGAAATATTAGATAAATTGAAGTCTGTGCAAAAAATTGACCTTTTAGCTGCAACAATCTTTGCTTTTTTAGGTTGCTATAAAAATAAAGAGCAATTCTATGGGAGAGATTATTCAAATAATATAATTTAAAAAGTGGGGTGATAAATTGGGCTTATTAGATAGATTAAAAAAGCCATTGCAAGAAAATGAGCTGAAAAAGACCTTTACAACTGAAGAAAATGCAACAATGAGTGATGTTATAGAATATGCTTTAAAGGATATTACTATAACTAGAGAAATGGCAGAAAAAATTGGTGCTTTAAGTCAAGGAATACACCTTATAAGTGATGCTATAGCTTCTATGCCAGTTTATCTTTATAAAAGATTAGAAAGTGGAGAACGTGAAA